TTGAGCCGGACAGCGCCGCAAGGCCCGCCACAGCCGCGCCAATGGCGCTGGACGCGCGGCGCATTCCGGCGGACATGGCGGCTGCGGACTTGGTAACGCCGCCGGCGGCCTTCTCGGTCTTCTTGCCCTCGGCTGCAAAGCGGCCCATCTCTTGCCGCGCACCGCGGATAGGGCCGCTGTCAACTTGCAGGCCCAGACGGGCAAGATCTTCAGCCATTCTTCACGCCCATCATCATGTCAAAAAACCTTTCTTCTGCCGCGTCGCGTGCCGCCTTTTCCTCGGCGGTGATCTCCGGCTCCCAAGGTGGCTGGACCGCCTTGCTGTTGTATTCGTGATAGGCGGCGACATACTCGCGCGACGCGTCCAGGATGTTCTGGAAGTCGATCGGCCCCAGATCTGCCGATGTCGCCTCGGCCCATGACCGAAGCTCTAAAGCCGAAAGCGGCGCGACCCCGCCGCTCGGCGCGGGCATTTTGATCCCCACCCCGATCAGGCACTGGGCCAGGTAAGCGGCGGTGGTCAGCGGTGGCAGCTTGGGATCTTCTCGCCTGACCCGCATTTCGCCCATACGGGTCAGGTTCTTTTTCTCGGACTCAGGCGTTTCAAGCCAAGCGAGGTGCCGGAAGTACATCCTCAGCTCCGCTTGGCGAGCGTCAAAAAATCGTCGATCTCCGAGGTCTCCGCGCGGAGCTGACGAAGGATCGCCGGGTATGCGTCATACAGCCAGACCGCGTTCTCGACGGTGCAGGGAAGGTTGCCGCCCTTGCCGTCCGGCATGTTCTCCCACTCGATCGTCGCGTCAGCCATGTTCTCGGCCAGCCGACCGCTGTTTTCTTCCATGAACTCGACAAGCTCGTCCTCGGACATCTGGTCGATGTTCATGCCGCCGTGAGCCTTGGTGATCTTGGCCATGCGGGCGCGGATGCGGCCCTGAAGGGTCTTGCTGTCCGGCCCGAGCACTTTGATCCGGATCGGCCGGTTCTTGTCCTCTGTGCCGTCCTCGTTGTCGCGGTAAGCCTTCTTGCGCCCGTCCTTGACGTGGACCCATGCGCCGTCCTCGGAAATCTTGCGGGTGTCTGTAAACATTCGATCATTCCCTTGGGTGGTGGGTGAATATCGGAGCGACGAGAAACCACCCAATTCCTCGCCGCCCCTTCCCCGGCGTCAGGAAGGACCAAAGCGCCGGGATTGGCAGATCATGGTGCCGCGACCTTGATTGTTGTTTTCTCGAACTCAAGCCCGAGGTCGGCCATCACCACATTGCCAACCCCGATGTTGGTCGGGTTGTAGCTCGTGATGGCGGCCGTCCTGTAGTAGATCGTGCCGTCCTTCAGAGTGAACTCGAAAGACCCCTTGGTGCCGTCGCGGAACGCCGTTTCCACTGCGGTCTGGCCCGCGTCGTCAGGGTCGAGGCCGACCATGAAAGAGCTGTTCCCGGCACGAAGAACGTCGACGAACTTTTCTTCTTCACCGCTATCGAGTCCGGTGAATGTCGCGATATCGTAGACGCCATCAAGGTCGGGGTAGCCTTCCAGCTTGCCCACAGTCTCATAGGTCAGCGCACCAAATCCGGTGTCGTCGTGGGACGCCGGCAGTTCAGCCACAAAGCCGATTGTTGCCCCCACCGCTTGTTGTAGTGCCATGCTTTATCTCCTTTGCAGGCTAGGTTTTGACGGGGTCAGCCCATCGGTGAACTCGACCAGCGTTTCGCCGCCGGCTTCGGTAGCGTCGGCCACTGTGCCGGAATAAGTGACGCCGTTGGACATTGCGAATTGCAGCACGTCGCCCTTCTCAGGCACATCGCCATTGCAGATCATGGCGGGTGTCGTGCCGGTTGGCGTCGGCATGGTGACGATGCGCGCGCCTGTGATCGGTTTCTTGTCCATATTTAAGGTGTCCTTTGAAAGATTGCGCGGCAACGGATCGACACATTCTTGCGAAAGTATGCGCCGTCGATTGCGCCCGGCTGTGGGTCGCCCATATCTGTCACCTGAATTTGACCGTCTCCGGCGGATAGTATCAGGTCAATGGGGAATTGGTCAATGATGCGCTGCGCTTGGTCGTCAGCCTCATCCTCGAACGTGCCTTCCCGCACAAAGACTGCCACAAACAACCGAATGGTCATCAGGCTTGACTTGGACAGGCCGAAACGCTCGGGCGGGGTTGTGGTAAAATACGCCAACCAATAAGGCGGATCCGGCGTGACGTATTGCAGCGACGTGGCGTCCCAGACACCCGGCGCATTTTCACCCCATACAATCGGCGGGGCGGACGGTGTGGCGGCAAGGCGCGTGCGCAGGGCTGTTTTGATGTCTTTGTGGTTCATCCGACCCGCGCCTTTGCTTTTGCGATAGATGCCCGCACAATCGCGGGCCATTGATCGACGGCACCTTCGACAAAGTGCGCGCCGGGGCGGCCTCGGTTGCCATTGTTGACTGCCGCCGCATATTCTGCCGTCCATGTGAACGTTGCCAGATCGCCACCTTTCATGTTGCCTGCAACCAGAATGTAGGAAGATGCACCCTCACCCATAGCGCCTCCTGCCACCGACGATTGCAGGCTGTTGCGCAAGTTGCCCGTGTCAACAGGCATGCGTCCGCCTTTGGCTTTGGTCTGTTGCGCCACGGCCACCACGGATTGCGTTGCATCTTTCAGCACGGCGTCAATTCGCTTTTCGGTCTTTTTTGTCCACTGGTCCAAAGTTGCAAAGGTATATTTTGCCATCACTTCAGCCTCGCAAAGAAGTCGATTTCTGGTGCCATATAGCATCGGCAATTCACGGTCTCACCGGCCGGTGCGCCAAGCGACGTGTCGCCAGGATACATCATTGAATATCCGCCAACCGTGAACGCCTCACCTTGCGGCACAACCTGACCATCCGCAGCCGCGTGTGTCTCGCGCGTGCGAGCGTCGCCCGTCGAATCCCAAGCCCGAACCACGTCCTTTGCCCGCACATCGTTGTTCGGGTTTTCGATCAACTGGTCCAGCGCCTCTTGCCGCCCGGCGTTCAGCGCCTTGAGCGTTTTCGGTGCGGGGCAATGGTTTCGCCGCGTTGCCGCAACAGGTTGTTGGAATATCCCTGCGCGGCCCTGTCAATGGCCGTCTGGGGCAGGGTTGTTCCATCCCGAATGGCGCGGAAAATGGCGGCGTCGGATTGTTTGTTGCGCGCTGTGAGTGTGCTTTTCAACGTGCCGTCATTGCCGATCCAGAACGCCTTGACCGGACGCGATGCGCCCGTGACAGGATCGGTGACAATGCGCACAACCCCAACACCGTTTGTGGGCGACAGCGCGGCCCGCATTGATTGGACATACTCCGCCTGCGTGCTGTGCAGTCCCACCAGCCCGCCTTGCCGCTTGCCGTTGACTATGCGCCCGCCGATGTCCAGCGCGGTGCGTCGCGGGTTGTTGCCCGCCTCTAGCCCGCCTCTGATCGTCTGTGCAATGAGAACCCGCGTGTCGTCGATTACTTCAGTCACCAGCCTTGAGCCCAGATCCCGCGCGATACGTTCGGCCCGCTCATTCCGCCCCCCGAACGACTGCACAACCCTGTTGGCAATTGGCGCGCGGCGGGTGGCATATTGAAACGCGCCCATCTGATAATTGCCGCCAGCCGCCAGCGCCGCCGTGATTGCCGTATCTGTTTTGAACAAATCGGCGGCGTCGAACCGCAATGCACGAAACGCAGCGTCCACATCACCGCGCGCAATGGCAGCTTCAAGCGCCTTCATGTCAACACCAGCCCCGCGCCTGACGCATGGCTGCGACAAATTCCGACCGGACGCCGGGCCAGGTGTCATCCAGCAATTTTAAGAACGCTTTGCGGGTGTCGCGGGTTGTCATACATCCACCACCACATGCGTCAGCCCCATCGCGGCGAGCGTTGCCAGCGCGTCGTCACCCACACAGGCCGTCAACTTGTCGGGCATGGCCGTCACAGGCGTCAGGCTGAACACCAGCGCCGCTTGTGCGCGATTGGCCCCTGCCATGTTGACGTGGTTGTCAGTGTCCCATGATGGGCGCTGTAGAGGTGACTGTGCTGTTGTGGTGAATGTGTCGGACACGGTCAAGCTTGCGCAGGCGTAGAGATTGCCATCCACGTCCTGCCAGTTCAACTCGCCGTAGGTTTCTGCATCAGACGGACCGTAGCCCAATACCATTGCAAAGTGGTTGCCGTCGGCGCGCAGGGCATCAGGGCAAGCGATTGTCAGTCTCATCAGTAGCCTCCTGTAACTGTGACGGTCCAGCCGCGTGACCGTAGCGTGTCGATTGCTGCCTCACCAGTTGAGGATGGAGCAGAGCCGCCCGACTGGTCAAATACCCGCGTTCCTGCCGCAATACCGGATGTGACGAGCGACAATAGAATGTTATCGATGCTGGTTTGTGTCAGGGCGGTGTTTGTAAATGCATCGGTAAAGTTCCCGCCTTTTACGTTGTTGAAGGCACTAGCTGGGAAGCTGGTGAGACTGGTGCAGTCCTGCCAAGCCCGACCAAAGTTAGTCCCTGCTGACGTGTCGATCAGAGGGAAGCTCGTCAGGCTGTTGCAGCCCCGCCAAGCATAATTGAAACTAGTCCCTGATGATGTGTCAATTAGAGGGAAGCTCGTCAGGCTAGAGCAGTCTAACCAAGCCCCGTAGAAATTAGTCCCTGCTGACGTGTCTATCGGAGGGAAACTAGTGAGGCTGGTACAGTTATACCAAGCCAGGCTGAAACTATTCCCTGCTGACGTGTCGATT